AAAGACAAGAGTTTGTGAAACCTTCAGTTAAAAGAAGAAAAGAGGTTTTGAAAGCAGTCTATGTTCAACAAATAAAAAATGGTCTTAATTAAGACCATTTTTTAATTCTGTTAATCTGTAATAATTGATTTTGGATGTGTCCATGGATTGGACCTCATTTTTAACTGAATTTAATTTATTATTAAATTCCACATCTTTCGATTCAGTTAATATTGTTTCTACTTGAGTTAAAATTGATTCCTTTAATTCGGTTGTTTTGTTATTTAATTCGTCATTTGACATTGATAGAATATTCTTTAATTCTTCTTTTTGTGATTCGTTTAATGTATTCGAATATAACACATTGAAATTGTTTGCTAAAACTGTATGTAAAAGATTCTCATTTGCTGAATATGTTGATTTTTCAGATTCTTTGATTTCTTTTTTAGTTGTTAAATGTTCTACTAATTTCTTTTTTGCAATTACTTTCTTGTCAATATTATTTAATGTTTCATTTTCTAATAAGGTATCTAATGTTGCATACAACTCATTTTCGTTGATTTCAATTTCTCCTAATTTCTCATTTAATGAATTACAAAATGATTGTAAGTTGTTTGATTTCGATTTCAATATTGAATTTAGTTCTTCTACATACAATTTAGCAACTTCTTTATCTTCAAAATATTTGTTCTCAATTTCCTCATAAAACAAATACATTTCCTTGAATTCTTTGTTTTCCTTGATAGTATTAAGAATAGATTTCATCTCGTTTTTATTTTGAGATGAATATGATTCTGTCAATTTCTTTAAAATTTTGGTCTTAATTACCCCTATTTTGTTCATTTTTAATCGTTTAAAATGTCTTTTATTTTATTTTCTATTTCATAAATATTCTGTTGTGCCTTCTTCATATCAAATAAGTGTTCAAAACTTAATTCTTCTTCACCTAACATACCTAATATTTTAGATTTTCTTGATTCTGATAATGGTGCTTCACCTCCTTCAGAACCACCTCCTCCTGACGGTGGTGGTGGAGCTCCTCCCATATCCATTCCTCCACCTTCTCCCGAAGCGGCTTCCATGGCTTTTTCTCTTTCTTCCTCAGGTATTCCGTATTTAGCATCAACGTCATCGAAAATTCCTGAACGTTTAATGATGTTTTGAGTATTAGTTAATTCAAATCCCATTGCACGTTCTAAACGTTGTTGTTGTAAATCTAAGATAACTTCAGAATCACTAAATCCTAAAATATTTTTCTTAGCCCATGTATGTGATACTGGTAAGATACCAACTTGTGATTGGTCAGACGTAGCATCTTTATAAAGTGTTACTTTCTCTTTCCATGTTTCAATACGTAATAAATCAGATTGTGCTGATGGATTGGTTAACGATAATTCAAAATTACTTAACTCATCTTCTAAACCTAAAAGATATAAGTGAACCAAAGCAATTTTATTTAACTCTTGTATTAAAGATTTTTGAATTCTATTAATGGTTCTTGCAAAACGAATATCCATTAAGGCTAAAGTCTTACCCTCACCAACAACTTCTTCGAATCCCAAGAAAGCTTTAGGAATACGTAATGCCGCAAGTAATTTCTTTTGGATATATTCAATATCAGCTATTTCACCTAAGTTCTGTGCACCTGGTAATGTTTCAATTGGGTTTGTTTGTGATGGATCACGAACAGGTATGAAATAATCTTGGTCTACCGCCATTTGATTATATCTCATATCCACTTGTCCATTTCTTGAATCTACAATTTGGTCTCTTTTGAATTTGTTAGCGACACGTTGTACGTATGGTTCAATGTCTTTATCGTCCATATTACCAACGAATACTTTGAATACACGTCTTTCGGGTGCTCTTGATGTTCTATAAATCAACATTGCATCTTCAGCAAGTAAAAGTTGTTTCCAAATTCTTCTAATCTTATCTAACATAGAAGTACCGTAAGGTAATTTTCTATCATCACCTAATAATCTAAAGTGTGCAATTTCCCAAGATTGGAATTCCATGTCTTTATTTTTCCATGTGAATCTTAATTCTCTTGTTGGTACTTTAACATCAACATTATTACCAGGAGTTTTACTAGCCGCACCTTCAATTCTTTCTATCTCGATATTTGGAAGTTGCTGACAACCAATAATACCTTTTTCAGGGTCAACTTTTAAGTAAACGAAATCGTCACCGTATTTACAAACACCTCTAGCCCACATTTGTAGGTTAGTATTAATGTCTAATTTTTCTTTAAATAAATCTTCTAAGATTGCTTTGATTCTATCTGATTCAGAATAGATAGTTAAAATTTCACCTTTTTCGGAAAGTGTTGTTGACTCTTCCGCGTATATATCTAAAGCCGCAGAAATCTCAGGTGTAAATTCCATTGATTCATAATCATAATATGCTGCGAGTCTATTTGGTTCGTAATATACTGATTGGTTATAAAGAGATTGGTCTAATTTAGCGAATTTATCTGCAATGTAAGAACTTTGTTGAGCTTGTAACATTGCCTTTTCATAATCTTCTCTATTGTCTGTCTTTAAAAGTTCGTCTTTACTGAAATTAAAAGATGGGGTATCCTCTGGTCTTGTTTGACCCGGAAACCCGAACATTCTGGTTAATTTCTGAAAAACAGTAAGATTTTGATCTGCCATATGTATATAAATAGTTTTCTTTACAATATAAACTTTTTTATTTGAAAATAGTAGTTTATTTTCTTTTACTGAATAACCAAGAATATTCGGAATAAGCCTCTCTCGGAGCATTCGTCATATTGTTTTGTCTATATGACGGATTATCAATACCCATTGAACCTATTTGGTCAAAACTACTACCATACGAATAAAATGATTTATTTGGTTCATATGTTCTTTCAGATAACATCCACGAATCTAACATTGCTTTATTCTTGGATTCGTTTCTTTCTAATTGGTTAAAACATAAATCACCGGCGTATAATGCCATAGACATACTCATAATAGCATCGTCATGAGCACCCTTCATGTGGTCAGGTCTACCGTTAATATAAACGAACGTATTAAGTTCATTCAACAACCTATTTGACCTGATTGCAAAACCTTTTCTAACTTGTTCTTCAAATGCTGCAACAATTTGAGTCCTTTTGTTGTTAAAATTTAATCCGGGTATTTTTTCCATTGATTTCTTATTATATTCCCAAATATTTTGAGTATTAATACCATCAATGTATAAATTCTTATAATTCATTTCCTGTAACTTCCTTGAAGTTGCAATACCCATACCTCCCGTTATATCTATAACGATAAATGCGTTTCCATAAAGAACTCCCCATTTATATGCCACTGAAGCCAAATCGTCGGGAGGTATTTTACCGATATATTCTAAAACTTGTTCTCTATCATCAAAATCAACTATGTTAATTGATGAAAAATCTTCACTATCTCCTCTACTAACGTCAACACCCATAATATAACGATGACCTACTTGTGGTTCTTTCCATTGCCACAATGTTGCTTGCATGTATTTTTCAATAGGTTGTCTAATCATGTTCTTGGCAATGTTTTCTTGGATTTCACCTGGTATCACACCATCTCCTGAACCTAAGAAGTCACATTCTAATTCCTGAGCAATTTTACGTCTATCATATTTGAATTTCTTAGACATTGACTCGAACCAAGATGAAAATGGTTTATAACCTTGTTCGTGATATTCAACATATTTCTCAATATCAAAATCGTACATAACCACCTCATCATCATTGTATTGTTCTCTGTTTAACATGTAGTGACATATATCATTACATTTAACCCATCGTAAGTCTTTGGTATAACGAGGGTCTTTAAACCATCTTAAATCTGTAATGTGAAAATCATTCACCCCTCGAACTGCTTGGTCGTAAACACCGTAATAAATGGGGTCATAACCATTTGGAGTTGAGATAAGAATAATTTTACCACCCGTAGATAGGGATGCCATAGATGCTGCCCAAAAGTCTTCACCGGCCTCGATATATGCAGCCTCGTCAAATACAAGTATGGTAGGTGTGTAACCACGTAACGCATCCGCAGATGTTGCCACCGCTTTAACTTCACAACCATTATTTAATCTAAATCTACTTTCAGAGTTTTTATCGGGTGAGAACCCAACATTAATCCACTCAGGCCACTGTTCCAAAAAGTTTCTAACCTTATTAGCCATCTCCACTGCAGTATCACGTTTGTTGGCGATTAGTAGAACTCTTTCAGGTTCATCAGGTTTTGCGGTTTGTAATTTTTTTGAAATCCAAGCGGCTGTCACAGTTGTAACCCCCGCCTGTCTATATTTTCTCGTTATGTTCTCATTATACTTTTCGTAATCCTCAATCAATTGAATTTGGTCAGGGAATAATTGTAATGGGACATACTTCTTCTGCGTGTTATCATAAGTTTGCAAATACGTTTTCAAAGCGTATGGTGCATCCTTCATGATTTTAGCATATTCTTTTAATTGTTCTATTTTTGAATTCATATACTGTATAAATAGAAAAAGGTGGATTAACCACCTTTCTTATTAATCTTCATCATCGTCATCCTCAGGTCTTCGTATACCTAAACTACCTAAGAAATCATCAAAATCTTGTTCTTCTGTGTTATCTTCAACCGAATCTAAATCATCATTAAAAATGTTAATAGCCTCTTGATAATCTTGGTCATTTAACATTAAAACAATACCGTCAACTATTTCTTGAATTAATCGTTTTCCTGATTCAGAACCTGACATCACTTCTTTCATTAAGATTAAGAATTTTTTCGCAGGTAGTTTAAAAATCTCAACCAATAAATAATTCTGTAATTCAGCCTTATCTTCATCAGTTAACACATCTTCAGGGTATTGAGATCTAATTCTGTCCCAAATTGCAGGTCCTAATCTTAAATCCCACATTTCCTTTTCTAATGTGTCTTCATGTTGCATAACTTGTTGGAACATTTCTTTATCTTCGGGTTCACCTTGATGTGAGAATAATTCCATCATTCCCTTTATTAATTCATGAACTAAGATTGGGAAATTAATTGCTCTTGCTTTAATTGTTGGTGGTTCGGTATCTCTTTCAACTTCTTCTTTTCCACCAACAGATCCACCTCCGTCTCCTCCACCCATCATCATCTGCATCGTTTGATCACTTAATTGCCAATATAGCGTATCGTTAATTGACATTAAAACACCATATTTGTTAATTAAACTTTCAGAACCGGTAATTTCTTGTATTTTTTCAGAAACATAGTGATACATGTAGTGACCTCTTTTAGATGCCCCTTGTATCATACTGTTAATTAATCTTCTTTTTGCTCTTTCTAAATCTAAACTTTCCAAGTCTTCCATTAAATCTTCTTCAATGTCAACTTCATCCATGTTTTGTTGATTCATTTCTTCTCTTTCGAAATCTTGTGTATCAACTTCACCCATACCAACAATTTTTGCATCAAATTGAACTGCTCCTTCAGGGATTCCCATCTCCTTCATAACTAATTCAATAGCCAATTGTTCTAAAGCCTCTCTGTGTTCTCTTTCGGTTGCAACAATTTCATTATGAGCGGCCATCATCATATGAGTTAATTCACCCATACCACGTTCACCAACCATAGTTGTTTCAACACCTGTGTATTGTCTAACTCGTTGTACAACTTGTTTATAACGTTCTGACGCTAATAATTCTTGGAAATTTTTATTTGGTTCCTCACCTGTATTTGGTAACGGAACTTTTTTTAACGGAGTATCTCCTGTTGCCAATTTATTGGTAATATCAGTACTCGGTCTATCTTGGGTATCAAAATCCATTGGCATTTCGTTAAGGCTTTCCTTAATAATACCTAAAAGTTTTTGTTTTGTCAAATTCTTCATTTGATTATTTCTTTTCTTCTGCGAAAGCCTTAGGTTTATGTTTTGGTCCTGGTCCCGGTTGGTAAGGAGTTTTTGGTTTTGATGGTGATGTTCCAGGTTTAGTACCTGGTTTAGTTGTAGGCTTCGCTGGTGCAGTTTTAGTGTCACCATCGTTTGTTATCATTTCATAAGACATAAACTCAGGTACACCATTGTGTCCTTTTTTCACTTTACTACCATGTTCTGGTTCCATAACTTCAGATTCAGTCAATTTTGATTGAATTAATTCCATAATTTCATTTTTTGATGTAAAACTATGAAATTTTTCTTCAGCAAGTTTGTTTACCCATTTTTTAGTTTCAATACTTTCTTTTTTAAGGTTTTTCCAAGTTTCAGAAGTTTCAGATTTCTTACTCTTTTTCTTACACTTACATTCAGATTTAATGCAATTACATGAATCACACATTTCCTCACTTTTCTCCTCATATGTTTCAATTGTCTTATTAGCTTTCTTAGCTGCTGCAATTTTTTGTTGTGCTTGAGGGTCCTTTGTTGAAATCATAATGTTTTCTTCACCTAATATTCTCTCACTCAAATCGGATAGTTGTTTATCTGTGAATTTAACTAATGTTTTTTCGGAAAACCCTTCTTTCATTAACTTAGTAACAATTATGTCTCTTTTCATATATCTTTTAATTTAATTTCTTCTTTTAATAAATGATAGTTTCTTAATTTTAATTTTTTGGAAACAGTCTCAATTGATTCACCAAATCTAAAGGCTAACCTTTCTTCATCCGAATCTATTTCAAATTTCTCCCAACCTAAAGAAATTACCCCATCTACAGCATCAATAACTCCGAAATAATCGGAGTCTTGAACTAATTCTAAATTTAAATCTGTATTTTTTAATAACCCAACTAAATCAACATATTCTATTCGTGGTGATTTAGGTAATGACGTGGCAGATGCGGGAATTATAAACCATTCATCCATATCAATTTCAGTGGATTCACTAAAAATGAATTCATATTGTTTTTGACCTTTATAGTCAGCACCAATTTCATTGATATAGATAAGAATCATTTATTTGAAATATTTCATTAGTGTTTCACCAACACTTCTATTAATTTCATTTTTAATCTCGTCTAAATCTAATTCTTGAATATCTTCTTCGTTGTCACCATCGGTAACCGCATATTTTGATAAGTCAACTTCATCGTTAGATTCATCACCTAAATCAACTGGTGAATCTATAAATGATTCTAATGCGGACATTGAATCGTATTCATCAATATCAGATTCAGGTTCTTCAGCTGGAACTTCCTCATCAGCAGATGGTTCAGTTTCACCACTAAAATCAGACTCCTCTTCTTCGTCTCTTTCGAATTTCTTTGCAATATCTTCAATATCTTCTAAGTCTAATTTATCTAAATCAACTGCAGATATAATCATATTAAGTACGTACTTAATATCATCACTTTCCATCTTATCGTGTAAATCTCTCAATTCTTGACCTAACTTACCAGCGTATTTTTGAACTTCCGCCATGTAATCCGATCTTTTACCACCTGATTCACCTTCACCATCAGATGGCATTTCTGAAGATGGTTCTTCAGAAGATGTGTCACCTGAAAAATCGGCGTCCGCTCCGAAATCATCAGAAGGTGCCGGTGGAGGTGTTGATGTGTCGGATGATGGTGCTGCGTCCATAGATGGAGCAGGTAATGGAGATTCTTCCTGAGGTTTGTTTTGTTTTAAAACATATTTGGTAGCCTCTTGTAATTCTTCCTGACCTTTAACTAATTCAAGTCTTTTAAGGGCTTCACCGTATGAATTAAATCTGTTTTTATTTTTCATGAACATTCCACCGATATAATCAAGTGATGATTCATTTAGACCACTTTTTACATAGTATGCGTCTTTTTCTTTAACGATACCATAAAAAGTACCTGATTTAGCTTCCTTCACTAATTCAACTTTAGTTGATGAAGACTTTTTATTATTTTCATTAAAGTAAGTTAGTTCGAGAATTCTTTTCAATTTCTCATCACCAGTTAACTTTTCGCTACCAATAGGTTTTAAATCTGCCATTTTGTTAATATTAAGATATACTTATTCTTATCCTATAAATA